TAGCGAATCGTCTTATTATTGATCCCTTAACCCAATTTGTCTCATCAGTCCAAGCCCCTGCTTGAGAATCAAATCGAATTAGAGCTACTTTATTTATCATTTTGCTCCCGTTCTGTAATCCACAAATGGATTTACGGGCTAAATGTATTTGATTAAATCTATTTAGACAAGCAGTAGCTCGGCGAGTCGTATATCTAGATAGCCAGCTAGTCTTTCGTTAAACGCTTTATTGGCAAAATCTGTGCTTATAGGCAATCGCTTTAGAGCCCACTCAGGCTCGATTACAGCCCCTAAATCGAACTGGTATATCCCTTTAGGTGTCGAGTTAATGTAAAGGGTCTTAGCGCCCGTTCTAGCCCTTATATCGGCCAGATAATCCCACTTCTTCTTCTCAATCAGCAAAGTATCATAATGAGTCCTACGGCATTTAAGCTCAAGGTAAGCGTTATGGGTTATGCCATCTGCTCGGTCGGTTGCCGATAAAGGCGTCAAGTCTGGATAAAGCGACTTGAGAGCCTCAAAGAGCTCAACCTCTCGAAAGTAGATTAGTTATCTTCCTCGCCATCTTCCCAACCAATTTTCCTCATTGGGTCATCAAGTGGCACTATCCAATCAGGATAAGAGCTACGATCCATTGCAAAGGCTAAGGCAGTTCCCTCATCCATCCCTGCTCTGCGACAAGCTTTATAAACTTCATTGGCAGCAATAGCCCAGAAATCAAGCTTTGTTAAAGGCGTTTCTTTAGTAGTCCTGCGTCTCTTAGGACGCTTGACTGGCTTCTTACTTACGCGCTTTCGCGTTGCCATTTCTGACTCCCTTCGCTAGCGCCAATTCTAGCTGAGACTCCATTTTATCAAGGCGCGACACTATTGGAATATTCTCCAATTTAATTATGTATCGAAGGCCAGCAATCAGTAAGGCTATTGATCCTAGGACTGAGGCTACTAAGGTGGCCAACTCAGTCGCAGGCATTAACGGACTTTGCCGTAACGCTCATAATTAGGGTTAAGCCAGTTGATGATGCTAGGCAAGACTGATACTAGAGCTGCATTTGCAATGGCAGCAGGGTCGAATCCCACCGCTAGATAGGTCGCTAGTGCTGCTGCTAGGAACGCTTTGCCCCAGCTTTCGGCGGCTTTTTTTAGGTCTCTCATTAATGTCTCCTTCGAGTTCGAAATAACTGCCATCTTTGTCTCCCAAAGTTGTGAATGAAATATGGAAATGTGACCGGTGAGGATTAGCGCCATTATATTTACGCCGCTTCCAACCGAGTATCGGACTCATTATCTTGCCATCAAAGATAATGTATTTAATTCTCTTATCGCCGTTCTTTGCTAACTTACGAATCTTCTCGACCAGGGCATAACATTCTTCTTTATGCGCCGATAGGTCAGAATCAATATCTATAGCTCTAACGATTCCATCTCTTGATATATGGTCAGAAGTGCTTTTAGCGAGGTGACGAGCATCAGCAATCCAGCCATCAGACTTCCTATCGCGATCAGGATAATCGTCATCAATCTGCTCCCGTAACTGCACACCCGCTGCACATAGTCTGGCCATATCGATTGATTATACGACTAGCTCGACACAATCCCTCAAGATTATGCTAAGGGCTTGCCTAGTGTGAGCCCTTCAGGTATCGGCTTGGAATAATCCCATTTAGCAATATATGCGCCAATGCCATCGCCGTCATCTTGTAAAAAAATACCAAGCTTGCTGAAATCATCAGTAGGATTGATTTCTGGATAAGTGCTAATAATTTCTTGCCAGAGTTCCATTTATGCTCCTATCAGAAAAGCGGAAAATAAACCTTGAATTGGTGCTGAACCGCCATATATATTCAATGCTCCACCAGAGTTCTGAAAAAGAAAAGATTCAATGTAATCGCCTTCCGCTAAATTCATTATAAGATTTAATGTCACTGCAATTTGAGAAACTGAATCAGGCGGCATTTGACTTCGAGCGTAAGCACTGCCGTTCTTATATATATCTAGTCGTCTTGCGCCATTTGCATTGTCTTGAAAGAAAAAAGCAGAGTTAATTGCATACTTTCCTGCTTTGCCAACAGGAATTGTTATTCGACTTGTATTTGTGACAGTAGAATGGAAGGCATCAGAATCAAAACTTTCGCTATCAAACAAAGCGGCAGTTGCGGTGTTGTTTGCAATACTTGTCGTCGCAGAGCTATTAAACAAAGAAACTCCGACAAAACTTGCCGCTGGGGCAGCGCCCCATTCAGGGGCAGTTGCTCCAGAATTGACTTTTAAAACTTGTCCAGCCGTTCCAATACCAATTCGGGCTTTAGCAGTGCTGCTAGTGTAGTAATCAATATCTCCAGCAGTAGTTCCAGGGTTCAAATCCTTAACTGTGGTGTCTGCTGCTGATCCAAGTGTGCGGATAGCAGATGCTCCGTCTTTGACTAGGTCTGTATCGTCAGGCGTAGTCCAAGAGTAATTCGTTGTCGTTGCCATTTATTCTCCTTAAGCCACTATTGTAGCGTTTAGCCATTCCAAAGTCGGGCTGATTGTATTCCAACTCTCAGTCGCTGGGACTGAGTTCCATCTAAACGCCTGAAGGCTAAAAGCAATAGGCGAAACATTTAGAGTCAAGTTGAGCTGATTCAGGCTAGCCGTCCAAGTCCAACCTTCTACGAATCCTTGAAATTCTCCATTTACCATATTGGCTGGCAGGTTAATGATATTGAGCGGTTGGCCCATAAATACATTTAGTAGGTCATCGCGTTCCCCATCGGCTATTTCTGGACTAGCTACTGGGAAGGTTATCTGCCTTAGGGCAAATTGAGGATAGGCGCGAATAAGTAGATAGAACGCTGCCTGAGCCTCTGCATCCCCTTGGTTGCGTAAAGTGGTGGCTATTGTCGTTGCAAGTTGCCCATAGAGGCTTATAGAGGCTGCATCGCTATCTGTGGTGCTTTGGTTGCCAGAAGAGCCATAACTAATAGTTATTGAATTTCTTACATCTCCAGCTCGCTTCAAGATTGATAGGGCTGGGCCAATTGCATCGTTGCCATCTAAATCAACATAGCCCTCAGTTGCCAGATATTGAGCCCTATGAGTTGAATCTGCATAACCGATTCTGCCTTGAGCATCTTCGTAAAGGGTACCTAGTGCGCTAGTCGCAAAGCGAGAGGCTAGGTTATAAACTGTGTCATTTAGATTGTTTTCAGAGTGAAGTTCATAATCTCCTGGAGTATCGATTTCTCCAAGACCACTATTTTCTGCATCCTGCCATTGAAGTAATGGATCATAAGTAGCCCAAGTCTCAGCAGCTGGAACTTCATTCCATTGGTTGAATAAAACTGTGCTAAGCAGTTCAAGAATTCGGTCACCATCAAATTGATGGGCAAAATTGCCTACATAGACTGCTCGGTTAAGTCTGGCTAAAGCTCCTACTGCAATTATATTAATTCTTTGGGTTGTTGCACTTGAGCCAGAAATATCGACTGTAATACTTAGGTCAGTAATAAAGCCACCAAATAGATTTACATAAGTGCTCGTTGAATCTTGGACTTCAATAGTTACTGCATCGTTAATCTCAAAGGGAACTGACGCTTCGGCGGTTTCAAGAAGCGTAAGGTTGCAATATCCAGCAATAGGCTGAGAGTAAATATCTGTGCGACCAGAGGTAATAGTTAAGCCACTAAGTGTTGCGCCAGTAACTGTTGATCCATTTACCTTAACGCGATAGACAGGATTCCAGATACTCATAAGACTAGTTGGCTACCTCCGCCACCTGTTCTGGCTTGAGTCTGGTTTAGCGCCAAGATAACTGCTCTAGTAAATCCTTCTTCATCGATAGCCGATGGAGCATTGACATTGATTACGACATTGCCGCGTTCTTCGCCTCTTCTTGATGCTGCTACATCGAAGCTAGAAGGAATTGCGTTACCGCTCGGGACTAAACCGCCTGAAGTAGCGCTACGACTTACTGAGGGAGCTGCTGCGCTTGCTGGTGAAGTAGTTGCGCTTGGTGGCAAGGTTGGAAGGACTACTGATGGGCTAGGTCTGGAATTGCCTCCGACACTTCCCCCACCGAATGGCAACTGAATACTTGGAGCAATTGGAGTAGGAGCGCTAGTTTTAATAGTAGGCAAATTAGGCAGGAATGAGATCCTGTTATAAGCCTGAATTAGCGAATTGATGCGCTGAATAGCCCCGTCAATCAATTTAAGTAATCCATTGATTGCGCTGCTAATAACACTTACTACTGGCCCAATAATCTTGAGAACTACTGAGAAGGCTATTCCAATACCTTCAATAGCTTGGACTAATTGATATTTGATAATTGGGACAATATATTTAACGAAGAAGTCTGCCATTGTTCTGAATAGGTCAGTAACCGCTTTTATATCATCCTTGTTATGCTCCATCGCAACACTTACGCGATCAAAGGCATTTCTTAGTGCTTCAAGAATAGGAGCAAGGGCATTTCTTGCGGTGTTTATAAAGTCTTTGGTTTGTTGAACTAAACCAGTAGAGCCACCGAATGACGCAGCAAGCTTTTCTATGACCGGTAAGAATTTATCATTGAATAAATTAACTACACTTAAAGCAACTGGAAGAAGGGCTTGGCCTAAAACTATTTTGGCTTCATCTAATCTTGCAGTCAGAATTCTTTGGCTGTTGGCCATTCCATCGGCAGTTCTAGCGAAGTCACCCTGAGCGTCAGTAGTCTGCTCAAGAATTACTTTGTGAGCTGCTAGGACTTTTTGTTGAGCCGTTAAAGTTCCAGAGCCAGAATAAATGCCCATTTCCATAGCTTTGGCTTTGAGGGTTGCATCATTAAGCAATACGCCAAAGGCTCTAATAGGTTCAGACTCACCTCGAAGGGCAGCGCCAAGAGCTGTGATTGCTTGATCTACTGAGGTGTTATTAAATGATGCTAAATCTGATGCTAAGGTTACGAATTCTGTTGAGAAGGAAGTGAGTTCTTCTCCAGCAAGTCCAGCTGATTTACCAAAGATACCGAAAGTAGCAGCGGCGTTCATCGCCTGAGTTCTGGTCTGGCCTAGTGAAGCGGCTGCCTTTGCTCCAAAGGCTTCGATATTCTTTGCGCTCTCTCCAAAGATTACATTGACTTTAGATACTGTTTCGGCTAAGTCAGAGGCAGCAGCAACTGCATCCTTACCAATCTTGATAGCCATTGCTCCAGCTGCAGCACCTACGGCAGCTAGGGCTATACCAGCCTTCTTTGCAAAGTCACCGACTTTGTCCCCGAAGCTCTTAGTAGTGGCGTTAGCCTTATCCATTCCCTTGACAAATTGAGTTGTCTCAGCAAGGACTTCGAGTTTAAGTGTGCGCCAATCTTTAGCCACTCTTACTCCAATTCTGAACTATTTTATTCATAGCCTGTAAGTATTTTAGCGTTAGTTGAGGCTGAATTTTGCGAAGGGTTGGAAAGATGAAGTAGCCATTCGAGCCGCCCCTTGGCGCTCTCCCTGACCAAGTTGGAAATTGTTTGAACTTCTTTGATCCGAATTCCAAGCCTTGCCAAAGTGTTCTCGTTGAGCCTCCACCTGATAAACGCTGATTAGCGAAACCATAAGATAGCCGTCCCGTTTTACTACTGCGAGAGACTGATGCACCATCAACGATTCGCCTGACGGCCTTATTTGCCTTTGTCCGAGAATATCCAGCTGATTTAATTTCGCTTTGGGCGAGGAGCGAAATGTCATAAGCCACTTTGCGAGATTCTTCAACGGCTTCATCTCCCATAGTTTGAAAGGTTTTTGCAAGCTTGCCTAGTTCTCTTTTGGTGAAGGCGCTGAATTGAACATTGTCATTCACTTCGCTTCTCCAATATCTCTAGGGCGGTTATAACATCTTCCGCGTTATCCCAGTATTGATGCGGTATTCCTGTGGCTATTGCCAGTTCTATCAGGAGTCTGCTGAGACTCCCGACTGGGTGACTTTTGGGTCTGACTCACCAGCGCTCACATCTGAAACTGTTTCCATCCAGATTTCAAAGGCTTTTACTGGCTTACCAGCTGATTCTCTTTTCATAGCGTTATACGCCAAGAATAAGAGATCCCATACGCCTATCCCATCGACTGCCGATGAGACTGTCTTGGAAGTAGTGCGTTCCCACTTAGCCCACTCAGGCGGTTGCGCAATATAAGTTGCACTCTCGCCTGAGTTATATTCAATTGTTATTGGTAATTTCATAGCTCCCGATGCTCCGATCTCTTAGCTGAAGGTCTCTGTTGGTGTTCCAATTACTGTCATTGTCCAAGTGTCGGTAAGTGCTCCAGGAGCGGCTCCACCAGCGGTTGGGACAATTGGC